TGTCGCTTAATGCACTGCACTACGCTCCATTGCTTCTCTCCAGCAGGTGCTGAGATGGTTCCAGACTCATAAATGAGCTGGGGTCGAGGAGTATCTTTGGCTTTAACGCAATGCTCGCAATCGCATCCGATTTCAGGCTTCTTACAGTAATGAGCTGCCTGGTAGGCCGAACCTCTTCTTGGTTCCCAATGGGCATGCTTGTTTAACTTCTTTAACTGTTTAAGTCTTTGTCCTGTTGGGAACTGGACAAATCCTTGGAGATGAGGAGTTCCCTCTTCTCCGACTTCCAGTTGGAAGACTAGATAGTTGTAAACCCACGATTTAACTCGTTCACGATCCTTCGTCCGTGGATTATTTAGTGTAAAACACCAGTCCTTAACAGGAGGCAATCGCCGAGGCATCACACAAAAAGTAGATGGTTGTGGTAGGCTGGGGTAATACTGTCCCCAGCCTACGCGCGCGCGAAAAAAGTCACCGATTTTTTGGAGCGCGCCTTACCATCTAAAAGAAAAATCTTTTATTGCGCTCCGGACCTGCGGCCCTCCGCTTTGTTGGTTCTCCCACACTCGAACCACACACCTTACATACTTCAAATCCTGAACGCTTCGCTGCGATGCTCTGCGCACCAAGCAAGTGGTTGGGGGGCCCTAAACCCCTAACCCACAGCATGGCCGCTCCTCAGGGGCCCCTGCTCCGCTGCGCTCCGCTCCCCTGTTCCGCTAATTAATTCGGAGTCGATTTACTCATTCTTTGTAGGTAGCGCGGCATACATAGCCGATTTGAGGAGCAAGGTCCGTAGAGCTCGCGTTGGCTATCACGTGAAATGAGTTATCCACGACTGAAGTCACAGTTCCACTGCTCGTTGCATTGAACTGAACAGAGATAGGAGTCTTGAATTTGTAGTTGAACTTCCACTTGAAAGTGAGACCGTTCATCTCAATGTTGGTTCCATCCCAAGTCATGTTGGGGTCACTCAACGAATAGATCTTGTCCATCAAGACCCTGAAGCGGCCGAAGTTGTTCAAGTTCTGATAGGTCAGAACGTTGATGGCAGCATCGGCCGTGGTAGACGCTGTCATCACGTTCTCACCTTGGGCCTGTGCAGAGTTAGTCTGCATGTCCCAATAGACGATGATGCGGATCTGCGTCGCGCTCTTGGCAGCTGTCAAGTTCGCTACTTTAGGAACATAGACAGAACCACGGATCTTAAGACCCATGAGCTTACACCGCTTGCCAATGCGTTGGTTAACGCCTGCTCCTTGAACGGGAGCGAAGAGGGTAAGAGGGTTGGCAACGGGAGTACCCTCTTGAGTTGTGTTTGGATCAAACTCAGTGGCTGTCCAATCAACAGAAGCAGGGAGGTTAGCGTAGCCAAGCTCGGTATCGAAGTACTTCATCTCACCAGTAACAGCTGCTCCACGTGCACGGGCAACCGAGGGGTAGCCGGCACGGGGTTTGGTGGCAGTACGTCGAGGACTTCTGTCCCTCATACGAGTCTTCGAGAATTTGCCAGTGGCTTCGAACTTAGTCCGTGGGGCACGACGATATGGTCGACTCATGTTTTCAGGAAAATGAGCCGAGCGCGATTTATTTCCTAATTAGGATCGCGATAGGGCGGAGGTAACGCTCCGATAATTTCACGCATTGCTTAGAAATGAGTTTCGATAAAGATGGAGTAGCTCTGAATAACAGAGTACACAAACGAGACCAAAAAGGAGATTGGAGAGATCAAGCGATGGCTAAAGAAACTTACCATCCACAGGAGCGGGATTTTGAAGAGGAGGATGAAGGATCTCAGGATTCATCAGAACCTGATTCACATTCAACTGATTTAAGTGTGGTAGAGGCCATGGAAGGTTTCCCTTCCTGATAACGTAGCCATCTTCGGTGAAGAAGATGACGTTATCAATTCTCCTGTCGAACGCTTGCCAACGGTCAAAGTTGGCGAAAACCTTTGGATACCATTCGTTGGGTGCACGATTCGAGGTAAACACAATGTTATGTGTTAGGAGTTGACGGAAACCGCCTTTGGTATGGACCTCCATGGGGTAACGATCACAAATCCGAAGCCAAGAGGTATACGGAATTTGACCGTAGAAGTCGTCGAAAATCAAAGTCTCGTGGGAGTCGGGATAGTAGTCCCCGACGAAAAGCCGACCGCCCTTCTCGGGGTAGTCGGCCTGAACGTAAGGCGAAGGGGCCAGCATGGCGTACCGAGTTTTTCCAGTCCCTGGCTGACCGTAAAAAACTGAAACGACAGGACGCCAATCTCGTCGAGGTAGATAATGATTAGCTAAAGCTTCCATTCCTCTCGTCATTCCCATGTAGTGTGTAGGATAAACATCTATAGCATGTTGTAGGCCATGTCGCTTAATGCACTGCACTACGCTCCATTGCTTCTCTCCAGCAGGTGCTGAGATGGTTCCAGACTCATAAATGAGCTGGGGTCGAGGAGTATCTTTGGCTTTAACGCAATGCTCGCAAT